TATACTTTTTGGTGCGTTGGCAACGTCCACCACCGCCTCTTACCTCATTGTTGCTGGTGGCGCTTCTGGCGGCTCAAATAATCTTAACATGGGCACTGGTGGTGGCGGTGCCGGTGGGTTGTTGTCAGGCACTTCGACTTTAGTGTTTGGAACTACTTACACGATAACTGTCGGCGCTGGTGGCACTGTGCAAGCAGCCAACGGAAACGGAAATACCGGCAGCAACTCTGTGGCACTAAGCGTAACGGCCAGCGGTGGCGGCGGCGGTAGCGGCGTAGGTAGCGGCAACGGCGTTGCTGGCGCTTCAGGCGGCGGCGGCTCAGGTACCTTTGCGGCGGGAACCACATCAGGCGGCGCTGGAACTAGCGGTCAAGGTTTTGCTGGTGGTGGCGGACAAAACAGCACAACAGATGCCAACGCTCAAGTTGGTGGCGGTGGCGGCGGTAGTTCTGCTGTTGGCGTGGCTGGCACCGGTACCTCTGGCGGTAATGGCGGCGCGGGTACAGCAAGTTCAATTACTGGCTCCTCGGTAACTTACGCTGGTGGTGGTGGTGGCGGTAAACGTACTGCTGGTACAGCGGGCACAGGCGGCACAGGCGGCGGCGGAAACGGTGGCGCTGATGCTAACGGTAGCGCAGGAACTGCGAACACAGGCGGTGGCGGCGGTGGCGCTGGGGCATCCAGTACATTACGCACAGGCGGCGCTGGCGGTTCGGGTGTTGTTATCCTCTCCGTGCCAACAGCCGACTACAGCGGCACAACCACAGGTTCGCCAACGGTTACAACCAGTGGTTCCAATACAATTTTGAAGTTCACCTCATCTGGGAGTTACACCGCATGAGCCATTTTGCAAAAGTCATCGATGGGATCGTCACTGAGGTTCTTGTTATTGAGCAAGATGTGGTCAACACAGGGCTGTTTGGCGACCCTGCGCTTTTCGTTCAGACATCATACAATACATACGGTGGGCAACACCCAAAAGGGCGTCCGTTACGCAAGAATTACGCTGGCATCGGTTACACATACGACGCGGTGCGCGATGCGTTTATCTCGCCCTCACCATTCCCATCATGGCTGCTTAACGAAGAAACATGCCTGTGGGATGCGCCCACACCGCGCCCAAATGACGGAAAATCCTACACATGGGATGAAGCAACCTTGGCTTGGGTTGAGGTTACATTACCAGAAAAGGATTAACTAATAGCAATGACTCACCATTATGAAAAAGAAACAAGGGTTTGTTGTGGCATTTCTTGGCTTTGTGCTTTACAGTGTTGCGTCTGGCGCAAGGCGCACGCTTGTGGTATGGCTATCCGGCCCAAAGTTTAGGTAGATAGCTAGTTAGCCAACGAAAGGTGGTAACCTAAATGTTCGGTTTCTCTCCTTTTGCGGACACACCTTTTACCTCGCTACCAGTAAGCGTGGTTACACTCGTCCCTAGTATCTACACGAATACGAACACGTTTTACACGCCAACGGTTGCGGCTAGATACACGCTAACCCCTGCACTGTTCACTAACACAAATACGTTCTATGCGGTTACTGTTGCGGCAACTAACACGCTCACCCCTGACCGCTATGACAACACCAACAACTTTTACGATCCAACGGTTACGCAATCTGGTGCACCACAGACGCTTACTCCAAATCTGTACACTAATCCAAATACGATCTATTCAGCTACGCTTACGGCAAGCAATGAACTTGCGCCTGCACGCTACGATAATACAAACGTCTTCTATTCGGCCACAGTAAGTCGTGGAACTATAACACTTACACCCGCTCTGTTTAATAATACGAATACGTTTTATAGCGCCACGGTGGTTAAGGGTGCGGTTAATCTTACTCCAGCACTCTATACCAATACCAACACGTTCTATAGCCCTATAGTTACGATTGCTGGTGGAACGCAGACACTTCTACCCGCGCTCTACACCAACACGAACATTTTGTATTTTCCTTCGGTCAGTCAACCAGGTGTCCAATTGGTTGGTGGTGGTGGCGGAGAGGATTCATCAAGCACTAAAGCTAGAAGTACTAAAACTAAAAGCACTAAGCGGAAGAAAACAGGATTTGCCAACGAACGCGCCATGCTGGAAGCGGCCTTGTCAGCCAATCAGGTTGCAAGAAACGTTGATGTTTTAGCTGCAAGCAGTCTGGCTGTAGCAAAGAAAACAGCAAAGACACTCGAAGCCTATCTAAATGAAAAAGGCACATCGAACGCACTACAAGAGCAACTTGATAAACTGTTGATCCAACTGAATGTAAAGACCGCTAACGATCAGAATAATGATATTATCAACGCGGGCTTAAAAGCCGCTGCAAACGAAATCCAACAGTTCTTAGATGATGAGCAAGAGGCTATTGAAATCCTTTTACTCGATCAGGGAAACAATGACGCATTGCTATTAATGGCACTGGGTTTTTGACATCATTGCATTATTTATAAAAATATGTGATGGTGTAAATATGTGGTTCCACCCTCCACAAATTTGGGTGAGTTAATGGGGTTAAACATGCAAACGGCAGAACTGGATAATAACGACAATATTGACACAATCGAAATCGACACAGACATCAATGGCCAATCAGACGATGAGACCAATTCCATCGAAATGGCTGAAGATGACGAAGAAGATGACGAGGATGAAGTTGTTATATCTATCGGAGAGGAATCGCCACCTCAAGATGAAGAAGTTCGTGCGCCTGCTTGGGTGCGTGAATTGCGTAAATCAAATCGGGAAAAAGAGCGGAAGATACGAGAACTTGAAGCAAAGCTAAACACAGCAGCAACTGAGACCAAACCAATTGCAGCAGTAACAAAGCCAACGCTTGAAAGTTGCGACTATGACTCCGACGAGTACGAACAGAAGCTGGCTAACTGGTATGAGCATAAACGCGAATACGATGCAGCCGAAGCCAATGCCAAAGCCCAGCAAGATACTGAAGCTAAAGCATGGCAGGACAAGCTTGATTCCTATGCGAAGGCAAAATCTTCGTTAAAGGTGCGGGATTACGATGAAGCTGAAGCTACGGCTTTGGACACATTCAACGTCACGCAGCAAGGAATAGTTCTACAAGGCTCTGACAATCCCGCTTTGCTTATCTACGCAATTGGCAAAAGCACCAAGCGAGCAAAGGAACTTGCAGCAATCACCGACCCCGTAAAGTTTGCCTTTGCGGTAGCAAAACTGGAGACTCAGTTGAAAGTAACTAACCGAAAGGCGGCAACCGCGCCAGAACGTACAATCACCACAAGCGGTGGGCGTGTGTCTGGCTCCATTGATTCGCAACTTGAACGCTTACGCGCTGAAGCCCTGAAGACCGGAGATCTATCAAAGGTCATGGAATACAAGCGTCGTAATAAGAAAACCTAAATTTTGGAGTTAATATAATGGCTAACGCTTTTTCAAAAGAAGAAATTGTTGCCTTTGAGAACATTCTTGAAGGCTTCAACGATGCTTTGATTCTGTCAAAAAACATCAACATCTACAACACCAACGGCGTAACTATGGAACGCGCTCGTGACACCATGTGGCGTCCGCAACCATACATCGCTCAATCGTTCACTCGCACCATTGGCACGACTATTGCGTCTAACGTTTCAACGATGACCCAGCTTTCTGTTCCTTCGACCTTGGGCTTCAGCCCTTGTTCTGCTTGGGAAATGAATGCGCTTGAACTGCGTGACGCATTGCAAGAAGATCGTTTGGGCGCTGCTGCAAAGCAGAAGCTTGCTTCGGACATCAACCTTTCCGTTATGGATTTGGCTGCTGCTCAAGGCACGCTTGTTGTTGACGTAACAACTGCTGCTGGCGATTATGATGACATCGCACTTTGCGACAGCATCATGAACGAACAGGGTGTTATGGCTGAAGATCGCTACCTCGCATTGTCGAGCCGCGATTACAACGGCATGGCTGGTAACCTGGCTATCGCAACTCGTTCGTTCACTGGCAACAAGTCTGCAAACGCTTATGAGCGTTCGTATGTTGGCCCAGTGGCTGGCTTTGAAACCTACAAGCTTGACTACGCTAACCGTTGCAATGCAAACTCGGCAACACGCACGATTGCAACCAACGGCGCTCAGGTTCGTTACGTTCCAAAGGCAACTGTTACCAACGTTGGTGGCGTTCTGAACGTAGACAACCGCTATCAGACTGTCACTGTCTCATCGACAACTGGCATTCTTGCTGGCGATGCGTTCACGATCACTGGCATTGAAGCTGTCCACCACATCACGAAGCGTAGCACAGGTCAGCTAAAGACCTTCCGTGTTATCTCGGTTGTTGATGGTACTTCGATGGTTATCAGTCCGCCAATCATCGGCGCTAACTCGTCACCAACTGATGCTGAAGAACAGTATAAGAACGTGCAGGTTGCATCGACTTCGGCAACTGCATCGCTGAACTTCCTCAACACCACTGCATCGAACATCAACCCGTTCTGGCGCAAGGATTCGATTGAACTCCTCCCAGGCCGCTATGCTGTTCCAGATGGCGCTGGCGTTGACGTTCTGCGTGCTGCTACGGATCAGGGCATCGAATTGGTAATGACCAAGAAGTTTGATCCACTGACCTTCCAGACGCTTTACACGCTGGACACACTGTATGGTGTGGTCATGACAAACCCTGAAATGGCAGGCATCCTGCTTTTCAACCAAGCGTAATAGAGAAGGGGGGGCTTCGGCTCCCCTTTCTTTTCTTTAAGGAGCGAACCAATGCCATTGAAAAAAGGTTTTAGCCGCGCAAGCATCGGCAAGAATATCAAGATGGAAGAAAAGGCTGGTCGCCCTAAAAAGCAAGCTATCGCCATTGCACTGAATGTAGCACGCGATGCTGCCATGAAAGCAGGGAAGCCATCGAAGGCTCCTAAGCGGAAGGCAAAGAAATGAAGATGGGCCTGTACGCAAACATCAATGCGAAACGGAATCGGATCAAAGCGCAGAAGGCTGCTGGCAAAACACCAGAGCGCATGAAGAAGCCTGGAAGCAAGGGAGCGCCGACAAAGGCTGACTTTTTTGCGTCTGCGAAGACTGCAAAGCCAGCAAAGAAAATGAAGAAATAGTTATTCGTTTAATGCGCTAATTTCTGATATAAGGCAGCACATTGAGCTTGGAGGTCTAAATGGGTTACACAAAGCGCCAGTTCGTAACGTCAGCCTTTGAAGAAATAGGCATGGCAGATTACGTCTTTGACCTTCAGCCTGAACAGCTAGAGGCTGCGCTGCGTCGTTTAGATTCCATGATCGCTGAATGGAATGCTGCTGGCATTCGCCTTGGCTACGCAATGCCAAGCAGCCCACAAGATAGCGACCTAGATACAGAAACCAACGTTCCTGACAGCGCATGGGAAGCTATCATCACTAACCTAGCCATTCGGATTGCTCCAGGATACGGCAAGGGTGTATCGCCTGAGACCAAGGTTTCGGCTAAGGGCGCTTTTAACGTATTGTTGCAACGCGCAACCTTCCCGCTT